CCCACCTTAATTCCTAGATAAGAGCATGTATTCAGATAAGATCTGGCTACATCCTTTCCAGCGATAACAATGTCATCACCAAGAACTCGGTAATCATAATACGGATATTTTCCAACTAAGAATGCACTATACTGCACCACAAAATGATGTAGCAAAGCAAGTGCACCCCAAGAAGATAAAACACCCATAGGCTGACCACGAGCATACCTCACAGACCGGGAACGATTTCCCAGTTCATCTGTGAAGCTCAGTGGGAACACTGTTTCCTTACCATCGACAGTAATCTGCCAATAAGGTAAGGACCATGTTCGATCACGAAGAAGTGATGTCCATGCCTCAGAGATCTCAGTCCCAAAAAGACTAGACAACATAGAAGTGTACAACACCAAAGGTATTGTATCTGTCGCAGCCTTCAAGTCATAAGAATAAACATCCTTGTGACCAGACTCAGCAAAGGTTCGAAGTGAACCTTGTTGGTCGAAGGTTGCGTCAGACGGTAACATACGTAGTATGTCAAACAGCACTTTGTGCATAGGTTTCAGGACACTCTGCGTCAACGCATCGGGGATAGCTATTACCCTAACTTTACCAGCAGCTTCCTTGATTAGAGAAAGCTTTCCGCCTGACGGGCGGATCACTTTAATTTGTTGGCCTTTAGGGCCTTCAAGTTTAGAGTGAGTGGGAAAGTAGTGTGCTAGTTTCTCCGGATCGAGATTGACCGAGTCTCCGAAGTCTGACGATAATTTCCAAGCCTCCTTCCAATCGTCATCCAAGACGAATTTCAACATCTCAACAGCGTAAGACTCTATTCGAGTTCTGAAGCTTGTTGCGCCAACAGCATCCATATAACTCACTAAAGGTGAGAGTTTCCACCCTCTCGAGACCCAATAAAGGGTATCAATAGGATAGGAAGCAATGGACGTTGAGTGGTTAGGACCCGCGGTTGTAGCCAAGAAAGGCTCAACCGGGGCCAGATTTGAACATAGAAGTTCAGAGGCTCCCAATCCCGATAACCAAGATTTGGCCTCCATCTGGAGGAAGACATCAAATCTTGTTTTAACGAAAGTAAAGTTATGATCTGTACGGAATATATTTCCGATAGCGCTAAAAGAAGGAATCTTATGAGAAGATTCCAGCGACTTATAAATATACAGAAGAGAACTCCACAACCGTATTACCGAGACATTGTTGGAA